AGGTAGCTCACCCGCACGTAATAAATCGGATCAGGCCATTAGCAAAAGACAGCCGACGGGTGAGTCAGAGCGTGCGTCCTGGTCCGGGCCACAAGCATCTGATTCCACGATGGTTAAACAAAGAGCTTCAAGCTCTACCAGCAGGGATCAGAAGCTTCAAGCACCAAGCGTCAAGCTTTCGAACCAACCTGAGCAAGCATCAAGCGACAAGCGTCAAGCCCCAAGCAGCAAGCGTCAAGCTTAAACCCGCAAGCGTCAAGCTCCATGATGCGTGAACCACGGAAAAGTTTCACGGTACCTGGACCAAGGGCCTCTGCTATAATAAATGTATTGTGTGGATGCTTCACATGGAAGCTAATTTGATGTGGTGAAAACTTCAATCGGTTACCCGAAGTGACTTTCAGTTCTATAGTGAAAAAGTGACCAGAATTATTATAGCCCAATAGATCGGGAGTACCAAGTAAGCTATTATTTTCAAGTCTAATAAGCGAAATATCTGTAAAACTTTTTTTAAGTTTTTGGTATAATTTACGCTCTGGTCCCATACCTTTTTTAAAGTAACATTGTCATGCATTAGTAGTCCTTCTGAAGTTTATCTGGCAAGATAAGCTTAGAAGGTTTCTCGGTTTTCATAACTAACCTGTGTGCACTATGGCCTGGTTGACCGATGATTGGAGTAGCATTTTCGTGTACTTCCATTCGTCTAATCTCATGTAGTTTCCCGTTTATCTCTACATAGATGACAGCATTTTTTACTGCGTCAGAGCCTTTTGTAAAGTTGCCAAGAAATAACTGAAGGTCTTGTACTCTCATGAATCTTTTTGTCTTAACTTTGCTGATAGATCCTCTATCACTTTTTTATAACCTTGCAAGAGATTTATATTTTTTTCATTCTCATAAGAAAACTTCTTCCAATAATAAATTTGTTTCTGCGCATCTACCAACAACTGTTGGTACATTTTAATAGTTAAGTGTAGATCTTTTATTTGTTTAGATAATTCTTCAGAACTCTTATGTACTTTCATTCTTGACATTATAAAATAGTTACCTTAAAAAGTCAACATGGGTGTACCAAAAAGATTAACAGAAATGCAACAACGGTTCGCTGAGTTTTTAGTATTCGGTGGACCTAATGGACCAATGACACAAACAGAGGCAGCAGTCGCTGCTGGGTATAGTCCTAAACGTGCACGACAAGAAGGGTCTGAACTTTGTAACCCAAAACTATCACCACTTGTTGTAAAATATTTAGGTCAGTTAAGAGAAGAAAGAATTAGAAAACATGAAGTGACTTACGAAGGTCACGTAGCAGAACTTGCAAGACTTAGAGAAGCCGCTTTAGAAAAAGGATCATTCTCATCAGCAGTGAATGCGGAAGCAAACAGAGGAAAAGCAGCAGGATTATACATAGATAGAAAGATAATAAAAACAGGAAAACTAGAGGACCTATCAGAACAAGAGTTAGAAGCAAAAATGAAACAGATAATAGACGACTACGGACAGTTAATAAATGTGACTCCACAACCTACAACTTCGTCACCTTCTTTACCCAAGGTAGAGGAATCATCGTCCGATCCCCAAAAGTAATACCATCTTCATCTTTATCGTAAGAAGCAAATAACTTAATTGAATTTTTATCTTTAGAAAATAACCAACCCTCATTAACAGGTGTTGCTAGTTTCATTTTGTTAAACTCTTTGTCGTTAGCCCAGGCAGAGTCACTTACGCAGTCGACCCACTCCACTCTAACCTTCTGAAAAGGTATATCTGGAGTTGTCTCAGTGTTGATAGCTTTTCTTCTTTTCTTAGGCATAACTTATCTCTACTATATACTCTTTCTAGACCAAAACACTTTTTTTGTTCAGTGGAAAAAAAAGTGATGGTACCGTGGAACTTTTTCTCTTTTGGTCTAAATATCTCTTATATATAGCGGTTTCTAAGCCGAAAAAAAAGTTCCATGGGAGTTCCACAGTTCCATGGTCCGTGCTCCATGAACCCTGATACATTGGAATTGTTCTAAAGAACTGTCTTATTTGCCTTATTTTCGCCATACTTTCGCTCATATATTGCCTCAATCTCCATCATCAATTCAACGATATATTGTTCCTCTAATTTATCTACTTCAACCAAGGATCTTGTTACAATGTCTTTCTGCCTTTTTATTGCCTTATTCTTCGTCTGAACAAGATCAATGCCCCATCTAGTTTGATCTGTCATTAATCAGGTTCTCCGCTCTCCATTCTCTCAATCTCCTCATCAATCGCTTGTTGTTCTAGCTGATCTTCGTAAGCTTGTATCTGTCGCTCTTCTTCTTGAGCCTCCCATTCAGCTTCAGGATCACCATCTTCAGCCTCTCTTATAGCTTTTTCTTCTTCAGCCTCTTCACGAGCTGTTTCTTCAGCCCACATTTCGTCCTCTTTCTTCTGCTCTTCCTCCATTGCCTTTTCCATCTCTTCTATTAAGAGTTGCTTCATTGCACCCATGTTTGCTCCTTCCTATTATATAGTTTATTGATTAATTTATTTATACGTGAATCTCTTTCACCCATTGCTCCAATAGGATGTTTCTTCATCGACTGTAGTTTATTTATCTTATCTAAGTTATTTGGTCTTATCTTCCTGAACATTAAAATCCTCTGCTTTCATTTTTACTTTTGCTTGTTCTTTCTCACTAAATTTTAGGTCATGATACATGTCCAATCTTTTCAGAAACTTATGTTTATAGCGCCTTAATTCAGGTCCTTCTATTTTAAATTCTTGATAATATAGGTCAGGCGTGCATACCATGATAACTCCCTGTTTAATCTCGGAGCCGTAGACATAGTCGTGTGCCATGGCGTACGCTGCGATTTGCAGATAATAATCTTCGATCCATTCTTTCTTCTTCGGACGATTGGCCTGCTTGAAGTCAACAATAGTTTCCATGCCATTGTGTGAGCATACAAGATCTGTTGAGCCTGCGTACAGCCCCGGATAGTGTAACGTAACTTCCGAACCATAATACTCTTCAACGGGTAATAACCCCACTTCAATAATTTTTTCAGCCATCGGTTTAGCTTCCGTCCCAATGGGCGATAGATCATCGTAGCCAACTCCTGTGACGTGACATTCCAGGAATTTATGCATGGAAGTCCCACGTTTACTACTATGATTCTTGATCTGTTCTGCTTTTGCATGTCCTACCTTTTCTTGCCACTGCTTTATAAAACTTTGATCTTTTGTCAATCCTAAAATGGTTGTGACAGACGGTAATCTTTCTCCGCCAAAGTCATAGAGCCGTGTTCCGTGATGCTCGTACATCTGGCCGGACATATATCTATATCGATCACTCTTCTTCATACATCTTCTTTTCTTCTTCATACCCTTCCATCAACTCTTCATGTAAAGTTTTAGGTTTAAATATTCTATCAAATTCTTTTCTATACTTATCATCAGACGGTCTTGATCTACCGTCCCAGGGTCTATCTTTTTCTTTTGCCATATAATCTTTCCATTCTACGTTTCTCTACATACTTTAAATGTTTAACCCAAGCCCAGGAGTTAATCTTCCCAGACCACTCCATAACTCTATCTAAAAACATGTAAATATATTTATCGAACATTTTTTATATGTAATTTATATTAATATTAATTCTAACATTTTCATCGGTTTGCGCAACGGAACAATGTTCTGTTTGTCCATCAAATAAAACCATAGTGTTTTCTACAGAGTTTACCATATCTTTATTTTTAAAAAGTGTATATCCATTATTTGTATTAATAGAAAACAAAGCAACTTTATGTGGCTCTGGTGAATCAGTGTGAAACGTTGTTTTTATGTGTTTTGATTTTTTTGTATATAAATTTACTTTACATCTTAATAAAGAATTTAAATTTAATCTTCCCAACAAAGGCATTAACACAGGATTAAAATGGTCAGACACTTGATTACCATTTTGATATAACCAATGATAAAATAAATAATCGGATTTATCATATGAATTTCCAGTCGTGCTATTATAAAACCATGGAAAGTTATGGTCCATAACCGACCTTTTTATATTTTCAAACACTTCTCTTTCTTGTATAAAATTTGGTATTATATGTTTATCTAACATCTTTTTGTACCATCCTATACTCTTCTAAAGAAATTACATTACCTTTTAACGCTTGTTGCGTGTAATGTTCTATGACTTGTTGTATCTTAGGTAGTTTAGTATGTGCAAATGGCCATATCAAACAACACACATAGTATGCATCTCTAAATGTACATCTCCATCTGTATTGTTTCAAGTATGGTGTACCATCAACACGTTTACCCTTAACTTTTTTAGGTGTTAGAGTTCCAACACCTAATACTTCATGCACCCACATGAGAACACTACGGTCAGTCATAGTGATCTCCATGCTTAGACGCAGACTATTAGATAGTCTGTATCCAGGTTTATTATTGTGTTTCTTTTTCTTTTCAATGCCACGTCTTATATGTATGGACCCTTCTCCGTCAAACAGTCCTGCAATATACGCTTTGTCAGTATCAGGTATCATTAGTGTATGGATAACCCTTTTCCCTCAAAATCAGAAAAATCTTCATCTCCATAATCATAAAGTTCTCCTTGAGAGTCACAGTCCCAACATTGATGAACCATGTCTTCTTTTTCATAAATGCAAGCGACTTTTACATAGCCATTACCTCTACAGGTAGGGCATATGTAAACCTTCTTAACTTTTTTTGAACTTGCCATTTAATTTCTTCGCTTTCTCGTTTGCTATTGCTTCAATTGTTTTTGCTACGCTTAGTTTTGCATCGGGCAATATTATCTTTGATAACTTATCCAAAGTAGCGTATGTTTCTTTACTTAAAGAAACGTTTTTGTACTTAGTCATGTCTGTCATGTTACTTCCTTTCATGTTAAAGTAGACTATATAGTGCATAATATAGGATTGTCAATGACAAAATTTATTTTATTAATGGTTTTATGTAGCGAAGTAGCTGCAAATAATTGTAAAATTATACCTACACCTAACATTATGTTTGATGATTATCATTCTTGTATAGTTTTTGGATATGATTACTCACATAAATTAATAACTAATTTTGATCCAAAATGGACCAACGAAGTAAAAGCCTACACAAAGTTTTCATGTAAGCCCGATAAGGTTATTTAATTCATATCAAACCGGCTGCTTTCCGTCGACGTACTCACAGCCAGCCAAACTCCAGGTTGCTACCTTGCGGTCATCGCTAACGTACAGGGAAATGCCATTGGCAAGATTTGGACGCCCTTGAGCTTTCAAATTTTATTTACACATACAACCATAGAAGTAACCACTTCCATTATTCATAACATGTAAGTTCAGACTACTTGCGTACTCTGTTAACTTTAATCTTAGTATGTCGCACAGATCCATGCAATCTACTTTTACCAACAAAGACATATGTTCCATCATCTGCTTTGTGACAGGAACTAATTGATACAATCCGTCGTTTAGAATTATTAGTTCCATTACTTTTTCTTTTTTCGATTAGGTCTGACATAGTCTCCCGTTCTGTTTCCCCATTCGATTATACTTTTTATACCTGGTGCTTTTAAATCCATGTTTACACCAAAAGATCTCCAAGCTTTTTTTATTAAGTTTAGTTCAAGTAAAAGATTAGACCATTGACCAGGATTGGTACCATCTACTTTTATTGTTATTATTTTTTCTTTCATGTCCTATATATAGGATATCAAAGGATGTTTGTCAACCCTGTCCTTTGTAACGAGTTTGTTTTTTTTGACGTTTTTCTGACTTATTTTTATTTTTTTTATGTTGACGAGCACCTCTTTTTTTAGGTTTATCACGGGGTGTAAAGAACTTAAAACTTTGTCTAGCCATCTTTCCATTCTTTTACAAAAGGTTCTGCGTTTTTTGGTTTTGCAATGTGTGGTAGATAACTTATCTTACCATTTATATGTTGTTGTAAATCTGATCCACAATTCATACATCTATATAGTTCAGGAGTTAGACCAACTAACATCGTATACTCATCACACGTTGGACATTTACCATTTACAATCTCTGCTGATACTTTCATTACTAATCTTCTATAATCTTTTTGATCGTTTTACTACCATCAATATTAGACTCGAGTTCTGCTTTTACTTTTCCGCATTTATAATCAATAGAATCAGTCTTATCACGCTCTGCGACACGCTTACCCTTTAAG